CAGCAGGGTTACGAAAGATGCTGACACTGATAGGCCCCGAATGCGCTGTGCGCCAGTCTTCACTAACTTTTGTGCGAGGAAGTCTTCTAAGTTGCCCTTGGCATTCGAGTTTGCCCTTGCCCAGCATATTCCGTGAGTAGCCATTGATTTTCTTGCGGTGGGCAACCAGCCAAAATCTGGCTCTATGATGGTCAAGTCCGCAGGCATCAGCTCCCACAATTCCCCATTTGCAGACATACCCCAGTTCGGTAAGGTCTGCAACGACTCTTGCTCCTCCCCGAGAAACGAGCGCTGGAGAGTTCTCCAGGTAGACAAATTCTGGTTCCACGTCGCTAATAACCCTAAGCATTTCAAACCAGAGCCCACTTCTTTCATCGTCAAGCCCGAGCCCCTTTCCTGCCAAACTGATTCCTTGGCAGGGAAATCCTCCAGAAACGACATCAACGCGGCCTCGCCATGGTCTTCCGTCAAAAGTCGTAACGTCAGACCAAATCGGGAAAGGTCGGAGAATTCCATCGTTTTGTCGTTGCGCCAGAACTTGTGCGGCGTAGGCATCACGTTCAACTGCGCATATGGTTCGCCACCCAAGTAAGTGTCCCCCGAGTATTCCTCCGCCAGCGCCTGCGAAAAGAGCCAACTCATTCATGCTGCTCCTTTATCGAATCGGTGAATGATCGCAATATGAGCGCATGCCTGACGCAATGCTTTCTCGCTCATGGCATTCAGCATGGTCATTGCTTGGATGAGATCAGGCGACGGAAGCTGTTGAGCTTTGTTGAAATCTGCGACTGTTTTGACACAGTCATTCATCATTTCTCTCATTTCATCACCTCGTTCGGCTTAGCAGAAAAAAGTACTCCAAGTGACGCGCCGAAAGCCATAACCTGCTCCATGAAGATTGCAAAGCCTTTCTTTGTCAGCATAGTTGTACTGCCAACAAGTTTACGATTTCCTGCAGGATCGAACTCATATTTCTGATAGCCTTTCAAGCACTCGTCATCAATAAAATCGTCCGGCAGGAATTGTTCCTTGAAATACTCGTGAAGAACGACAGCACTGAATTGGCGTCCTTCAATCCAGGTTTGCTCGGCAATGTCCTTCAAAGGGCCACTCCAATATGCCGCGTTATGGTCCGGCTTACGCTTCTCTTTGAAAGCCTCAATCGTCACAGTCAGCGGCTTGTCGTAATCGAGCGGCAAATTCGGGATGAGCGATAACAACGTATTGCGTTGCAGCTCGCCCCGAAGATGGATGACGCGAGTGGTGAACTTGGTCATTTCTTCGCCTTCTTCTTTCTCTGGAATGCTGGCGTATAAGGGACTGGTTCATATCCGATTGCATCCAGCATAAGCTGCGTAGGATTGCGCTTGCCAAGCAAGACTGCTGATACCAGAGCTGGCGAGCATTCCCAGGCTTTGGCGGCTTCTCTTTGGTTCTTATATTTACGTGCAACATGAGCACGAAGCTCTGCTGCGATATCGTCTAAATTCATTACCTACCTCCCGTTGATTGATACTGCATGAGGTAATTATGCGCCAATCTTCACGACAAGTCTAGTCGCATTTCGCCACAACTTTGTGTTGACAATCGGATTGCGGAGGCATATGATTCATTCATGGGCGCTGCATTGTGTGGCGCGGATCTGGAGAAGAACATGAAAGTAGAATTCATCAAGGGCACTAAATACAAAGTGCTGGGCAATACCGACTATCCAGTCTGCGACTGCTGCGGCAAAACCAATCTGACCCGCGCTGTCGGCCTGGAAAGCGAATGCGGCGAAATCCTGAACGTCGGCGTTATCTGCGCATCCAAGTTGCTGCGCCAGAACTACATGGGTAAGACCTACCGCGCATCGCCTGAAGCCGTCCTGTCCATGGGCAAGCGCGTGAAGCGTGAGGGATGCACTGCTTACCTGACCGCCGCCTAAACCAATCCGAGCCCTTCATGGGCGCATCACATAGCGCAGCACTCGCAGCGCATTAACCAGGAGAAGAAGAATGAACCGCCGTATCCCCACGAAGCCACAGCCGAACGTAGCTATCTGGCTGTTTCTATGTATCCTTGCTGCGAGCGGGCTGGGATATCTGGTTATGTCGATTTGAGGAGAAGAAGATGGAACAGAAACATACGCCTGGGCCATGGAAATTTGCCGATTGGGAGCAATTCGGCGACACGCGCTTTTACATCTCGCAGCAAGAAGGTGCGCCATATACGCCGCATTATTCCGATGTTGCATCGCTAATTGCAGAGACTGTTTCTAGCGAACTTGTTGAAATTCAGCGTGCAAACGCTCGCCTGATTGCTGCCGCCCCGGAATTGCTGGAGGCATTGCAGGCATGCGCTGATGTTATCCTTCTGCGCGTAGTTGATGGCGAAAAGCATGGAGCTTATTTGAAAGCGCTTGACGCCATCTCCAAAGCCACAGGCCAGTAGCAGCGACAAAATGCTTGCATGAAAGCTTTCCTGTAGTCTAGAATTCGCTTATCGGTGGTGGGCACCGTCTAGGCTTGGACTCCTAGGTATTGGTAAGGCTTCACATGCGCTCTGGCGGATACCAATCCGTTAGTCCAACTCCAAAATTGGAGAGAGTGCAGGTGAAGCCTTTTTTTATTGGTGCTCATCATGGAAAAATGTATTGAATGGACTGGATGTAGAGATAAAGATGGCTATGGGAAAATTTCCGTAAACGGAAAAAAACTACGGGCTCATAGGCATTTTTATTGCAAAGAAAAAGGATTAAATATTGAAGACATAGATGGATATGTTGTGATGCATTCTTGTGACAACCCATCATGTATCAACCCATTGCATCTTTCTATTGGTACGCATGCTGACAATAACGCAGACAAAAAGTCAAAAGGTCGATCAAAGACATCGCATCCAGGCACAAAAAATGGACGCGCTAAAATAAATTTAGAAATAGCAAATAAAATTAGAAAAATATACATCAAAAGGAATTCATTTGTTGGAGTTGTTGCTATTGCTAATAAGTATGCAATTTCTGAATCAACAGTAAGACGAATTATTAAAAATAAATCATGGATTTAATGGTAAATTGAAAGGATGGAGGAATGACACTGGCCGAACTTGAGCAAATCCAAAAAGACCGTGAGAACGGAATCATTATTAGCCGCCCGAAAATCAAGGAATTGCTCGACTGGGCCATTCAACTGACCCGGCACATTGAAGGAAAGGAGGTGTCGTATGGAACCGACACAGAATCCTGAGAAACGTACCTTGTTCACAATCGATCCGATCAACGGTAAAGAAGTACCATTCACTACCTGGCGGATTGAACTGACGCCAGAGCAGCAAGCAGAACACCAGAGAATGCTTGACGCTGGAGAAATTCAGTTCTAAACAGAAGTAATTTACCTAGGAAAAGTGATGAGTGACAAACAAAATATCTGCGCCGCATTCGTTAAGGCGCAACAGGGATTCGCTCCCGCACTGAAGTCTGCAACCAATCCACACTTCCGATCCAAATACGTGCAACTGGATGCCTGTATCGAGGCGGTCATTGACTCGCTGCACGCCAATGGCATCGGTCTGATGCAACGCACGTTTGAGGATGCTACCGGCGTGACCGTGGAGACTGTGTTCATCCATGAATCGGGCCAGTTTCTGGAAGGCGGTAGGCTGCATGTACCGGCTGGCAAACAAGATCCACAAGGCTATGGCTCCGCACTCACATATGCACGTCGTTACTCGCTGATGGCCGCTTGTGGAATTGCACCAGAAGATGATGACGGAAATGCTGCATCGAAGCAACAGGCAACTACGCAAACTGACTTAGTTATGGAATGGATTGGCGCTATGGACGGTGCGCAGACCTATGACGAGTTGAAAAAGCTGTTTGCTGACGCATGGAAGGCCACCAAACAGCACAAAGCCGTAAAGAACCACTATGACAAGCTGAAAGCTAAATTCGAGGGAGAACAAGCATGAATTCACTAATGGTAGCTGGCGTTCTGGGTAATGACGCCGAAGTTAAATTCCTGCCGGACGGTACGGCAATCTGCAATTTCAGCATTGCTGATAGCCAAGGACGTGAGAAACCCACTATCTGGTGGCGAGCGCAAATTTGGGGGAAGAGGGCCGAAAGTAGCCTGCCAACATATTTGGTCAAGGGCGCGCATGTCACGGTGACTGGTACGCTGACTGAGCGCGAATATACCGATCGTGACGGGCAGAAGAAAAAGTCACAAGAGTTACGCGTGCAGGAAATCGCATTGCAAGGCGGACAGCGCCAGCAAGAAGCTCAGCCGAAACCTGCCAGCCAGCGTGAGCAGAATTTGAATCGCCAACATGCGGTATCGCGTGGCGAATTCGTTGATGACGAACTGCCGCCCTTCTGATCATGGACCTTTCTACATTCGACCAAGAGCTTTTGCTCAATCGTGGCCGCTACGCAACAATTCGTTCCGCCCACGAAGATCAACTCAAGCGCCTATCAATCCTGACAGGCCAGCTATCCTCTGCTGGATCGCAAATCCTCAAATGGATGCAGCCGGCAGAGGGAGAGAGCAGCGATATCAGCGGATTGCTGAAAGATGCGCGCTCGACAATCGATGAGATTGAGGAATGCGCTAGGCTGATTAACGAGTTGGCTAAGCAGCGTGCAGAGCTGAGGCCAAAAGCTTGGCCCAAGGAGGGGAAATGATTTACGTGCCCTATAACGTACTCAAGCGTACCCTGGCTAACGAACTTGACCCCGCTGACGCAGCGCGAGTGATGGATTCCATCGATGCACAAATGGACGCCATGCCCAATCCAGCGATGCCAACTAGCTTGCAACTGGCTA